CCTCTTTTGGCAAATGAACCGTATGCTTTTGTATTTGACCGTTAAAGTCCTCAAAAGCTACTAAAAGGTCATTTGTTAGCTTCCAATACTTTACTACTTCATTAAGCATATAATTATCACTCATAATCATTCTCCTTATAGAAAATTATAATATAAAAATATGAAGTAAGATAATCATATTTCTATGGTAATCAGTTTTTAGGTTTTTCGGTTTTTATTTGTGTGTTTATAAGAAATTAAGTTTCTCGGTATTTATGTATTTCGGGTTCAATATCTCACTCCATATCCTTTGAATAAAAAGTGCGTTCAAATTCTTCATCAGATACTACCTGATTACCTGTGTTACTGCTTGTGTTTGTTGCCGTTAGTGTAAACGGATTGTCACTTTCGGAGATCTTATTTACAATCTCGGCAACATCAATCTTTGTAAGGTCAACACTGACAAAGCAATCTGATAAACTTTGCTGTGATAAGCTAAGAAAATTCTTTCTAAGCCAAGCCCTTATCTGAGGGTTAATTTCAAGTTTTTTCTTATGGTATTTCTTGTATATTTCATACAGAATACTCCAAAATTCAGCAACAGCTTTTTCACCCCATATAACGCTGATTTTGTATATCAAAGGGAACAAACCGCTACCGTAAATAATATGCTGAATGCTTTTATTCAAACTATTGTTAGCAGGACTTTCACAACGCAAAGCGTGAAAATTACTGCATTCAATTATTTTAAGCAGGTCGTTTGTAAAATCAGTAAAACAGCTGTTAAGAGGGTCATAAAAACGGTATTTGTCACATATTTTGCTTGCAATGAACTGCGATACAGAAACATCATCTGTTATATGTTCCAATTGCTCGGTTATTTGATGAGCATAGTTTCCTCTGTATGAAGCCTCAAATCTAACCCAACTGTCGCACTGCAATGCTTCATCAAGGCGAAAACCGTTGTTGCTAATTTGCTCCGATTTTTTATCATAAACCCGAAGTAGTGACTGTGCGTTTTCAGCCCTTGAACCGATATAGATTGACTCAGTCACCAAATTTTTTTCAACAGAAGAAATCTTTCTTTTACTGTGTCTGTAGTTACAGTCAAGCACCTGTAGACTTTCGTCCTTTAACCTGCTGTATATGCTATGCGGTGATAAATCATAATTTTTGTAGTCAGCAGTTAAATCTATACGGCTCAGTCTGTATCTGTATAACGGACTTTCAATGTTGCTTAAAAATTTTCCGATATTTATATTCTCACCGTAGAAATCAAAATACCGCTTTTGATATACTGCCCAAGAGTGAGCAGAGAAACGAACTAATATTCCCATATGCACAAAAGTTTCGTGTAACGCTATAGTGAAATAATATGGAGCGTTCTCAATAGTAAATGCTTGTGAATATGCCTGCGGCTTTTTATCACGCATTTCTACAACTTTACCGAGCAACAATTCTATGTCCGCCTTATAGATAAATTCCTGTATCATTGAATAAGCTGTGTTCTGCCAGTCTGCACAAATATCATCAACTGGATAGAAGAGAACTAATGAAAATTCATCTACACCGACTTTCAATTCTTTATCCATTCATATAATCACTCCTATAATATCGAACACATATTCGATAAAATTATATTATCCCCTTCATTTAAAGTGAGGGGATTGACTTGCCGTCAGGCGGTTCGCACCTTGACGGTGCTACCGCCCACGGCAAAGACTTACCCAGCCTTTTTGGGCGGATTGACAGGCTTAATATCGCTTGCCGAAGCACTTATGCGGTAACCCTGCGGAGTCCAATACAGCGTTAAGACTAAGTCGGTAAATGAAACGAATACTGCTTCATCTTCCTGCAAATCAAGCCTTACATCACCGAGAATTTTCACAGACAATTTTTCGTAGGCACGATGCGGTAAAACTACCTCATATTTATAGCCCAAAATGTGATCTGTCCTCTTTCCGTTGTCATATTCGTATGCAGGTAAAACTGATACCAGCATTAAATCTGTGCCTACTGTTTTGTAGGCGTCAATAACTACATCTTTAATATCCATAGTTATTTCTCCTTTCACATATTTTGTTGAATTAAGTAAATCCTTAGTTCATTTACTATTATAATTAAAGATACTGTTCAATCCAATATACATATGTTAATGTATAGTGATTGAGTAAACATAGTAGATTTCTGTTTTTAATCTTAAAGTAAATTCACTGTTTTCTCTTTACTTCATTCATTGATTATATGGTAGCATATCGTTTTACTGTACCCAATATATAAAACGTAATGTATAGTAGTTAAGGCAGTGTCAGTCATTGTCTATTCTCAGAAGTTTGAGCTTGCAGAAGTTGCAAGAGTTTTCTTTTACTTACATTTGGTATAATTATTCCTCTTAACGGTTCACCGTCAATAAGTACAATTCCTTTAGCTTGACCGAACAGAATAGTATCTTCTCCCTCAAAATGTTCACCGGCAAATAACCCTTTTCTGCTGTCAACAGTTAATCTGCCTAAACCAACACATATATGAAAATTGTCTGCACTTCCGCTTGAAGCAGGAAATATATTTGCTGAATATCTTTGCATTGATAACCATAAAAAACATTTTTTAGAACGCCCAAGCATAAGAATAGTGCTTAAAATACTGCGTATTGTATCTGCTTTTTCTTTTGTTGACTTCGTCATTGAAAAATGAGCCAACAAACCTGCGATTTCATCAATAAGTAATATTTTTACAGTACCGTTACCGCCTTCGGGAGTATCAAGAAAATCTTTATAAAAGTTCGTTATTAGTTGATAGCAGTCCTCAAACTCAGCGAAACAATTGGTAATACCTTTAAACTCGTGACTTGCCTTAAAATCAGCAATATATATCTGACTTTTAAATTTTCTGGCTTTGTACAGCCAGTACAATACAGCCGTTGATTTACCGCTACCGCTACCGCCCACTACAATATAGTGAGCGGATAAGGGAGCATATATGGGAATTTTTAGACTGTACTGCTGATACATAATCAAATCAAATCCTAACATTATTTTTTCAGTCATTTAAATCGTCCGTTTCCGTATCATCTAAAATATCAGAATTTGTCTTAATAAATGTATTTTGTTCGTGTTGCATATAGAGTTTAAGTGCAGCCTTCTGTTCTTTATTTTTGGCATAACCAATCTGAAGATAAGGCATTTTTAAGTCAGAACGGATATGCCACTCAGATATAATTTCTGTACTAAAACCGTAAACAGCTAAATATTTTCTGAAAACATTACAAAGAATATTCTCAAGAATTATCTTTTCGCTCTCATCTTCATAGTTTACTGTTATGATAATTCTTGGTATTTTACCGTTGTTATCGAAAAACAGCAAGGGTGTGTTAAGTAGTGTATTGCTCAAATTGACGAGTTGCTGAAAGCGTTTCTCACCAATTATTTTATGAATATTATCACCGATTTCCGTAAACACCGTACTGTCATTTTCTATTGTGCAGTTAGCTGAGCCGTTGAAGAAATTATGTAGTTTTGCATTTGCTTCATCATTATCACAGCCTGTCCACAATTTAATTAAATGTATCACTAAATAGTAAGCTCCGATTACAATCGCAACCACTACAATCAAAATTAATATTAACGAAATAAAAAACATTTTTATCATACTCCTTTTTATTTGCAGGAAAAAACACCCTGACATAAATTTAGACCGATAATACCGATGTGACAGGCTTACACAGACCAAATTAGTTTGTATAAGCCTGTAAGAAACTTTGCTGTTATTTCCGACACATGGATTGGAAAACTTCACATATAAATATTAACCATATAATGGGGTATCTGCCCACGGCACGGTAATTAAATCAAAAGTATCTTCTTTAAGACGGAATATTAACAACCCAGTATCTAAAGCAGAAATTTTTTCAGGATAAAGATACAGTTTAAGGTACTGCGATAATTGTTCTTCGGGTAAGGAAACTAACTCTCCGTCCTCGTTTAGACCGCAAATAATGAAACTGCCTGCAATAAAATCAATAAATTGATGATTGCGTTTTGTTTTAAAATCTGTCAGTTTATCTTCCTGAAAAATAGCTCTGCTTGGAGTAGCTCTGCACAATTTACCCTCTCCGTTACACAAAATAATAACCCTACCTATTAAAAGCTCCATTGTTTCAAGTTCTTCACAGCCTAATAAATTGCACAAACAACCATAGTCTGTTGATGTTTCAATAATCTCTGCTTTCTCATTTGGTTTACAATAAATTACTTTAATCATGGTTAATTTCTCCTTTTGGATTTTTATTAAATTAAACTAAGCACTCGAGTATCTTAATTTACTTATATTTTATGATAAGGGTTAAATTTCTTCTAGTATGAAAAGCTAAATGTATACTAATTAAAAAAAGCTACCTCACTAATTGAAGTGAGATAGCTATAATCAAAAACTTATTTTTTATCTAAAAAGGTATTTATCAAACCACTAAATGATTTCTCAGGGCATATAAACTTGTACATACATTGTATTTCGATTTTTTTATATTTTCCTTTCACCCCTACCAAATTGTCTAAGCAATACTCTATATCAAATATCTTATCGTAATCTGTATGTATGTCTATATCATCACGACGATCATACTCTTTAAATTGGTTATGCAAATATTCTTCTATGATTTCATTACCGCTTTGAATTTTATCCTGAGGTAATTTTTCTGTAAATGTGTACAAATATCCTTTTCCGTTTTTTATAAATGACGGAGAAATAAAATTATATGCACAGGTAACGCCTGCAAAAAGCATATTAGGTACCCTAAATGTAGCTGTTTGGCACATTTTATTATAATTCGTTGTTGCATAAGTCGTTAAGTCAGGAGATTTACTAAAGGACGAATAATCTCCTATAATACGGTAAGTATTTTCTAAAGTCTTAACAATACTTAGTCTTTCTCGGGAATAAATGTAATTGAATAACACTTCAAAATTTTTGCCCATATGTATTGTCGCTTTACCTGTTTCTAAAGCATAGTTGACAATATCGTTTATTCCCATTCTTTTTTCAAGTGGTAATTGTAATAATCTTTCATAATAGTTTTCTATACCCACATATGGAATTTGACAATCAATAATCAAACTGGTATCTACTGATTCGCAGTCAAATTTCATAGGTATACCTACTATCAATTTTTCACCGTCAGATGTTTGAACAAGGAGTGATTTATAAATTTTATTCTTATCACTAACCTTGTAATTGTTATTTGATTTTGATTTGTCTTTTGTCATATTTGAAACACCCTTTCATTATTAAGATACTTATATTATAGTATAAATATGGAAAATATCAACAATAAAATTGCATATGTATAGTAATTTTATTTTTAACACTCACTTCTGCGGTTTGTTTTTTTATAAGGTTCGCTATGGTTAAAGCCATAGCGTTATTTTTTTGTCCGATTTTTGCCGATATTCACGCTCACAAGCCTTAACTGTTTTCTATATTCAAATCGTCACCGTAGGCTTTAATTTCACATTTTGCTCCGCTTATTTTATAAGTAAAGAATTGCCCTACGGCGTATCGTAAACTTGCTTCTTGACTTATGAAATTTCGCTACGCTTTTAATGCTCATAAAGCCCATACGATGACGATTTAAACGAATATAAAAAATCAGAAAGGAGTGAAAAATACAGCGTGAATATCTAAATCGGACTTATTAAAAGCCCACCAATTCAGAATTACCGAATATAAAGTTTAATTGAAATTAACTTTCAAAGGAGAAACCATTATGAAATACTTTACAAACTGTAACACAGCAGAAGACCTCAAAAAGGAATACAGAAGATTAGCTAAACAGCTTCACCCCGATTTAGGCGGTGATACAGAAGAATTTAAGGTAATGCAAAACGAATATGAGATTTTGTGGGAACGCCTGAAAAATATACATACAAATTCAGAGGGCGAAACCTACACCAAAGAAACAACGGAAACACCGCAGGAATTTATAAATATAATCAATGTGCTTACAAGCCTTTCGGACATTGAGGTTGAAATTTGCGGTACTTGGTTGTGGGTATCGGGAAACACCAAAGCACACAAAGAAGTGTTGAAAGAATTAAAATTCCGATACGCTCACAAAAAACAGGCTTGGTATTACCACACAGAGCCGTACCGCAAGAAAAGCAAACGAGAATTAACGCTTGAAGAAATCCGTGATATGTTCGGTTCTGAAAAGTATAATCAAAGCGAAAACAAAACTCCAACATTACACAGTTGACAAAAAAGGGGAACAGCTGAAAAGTTGTTCCCCCTAAAATTGAAATTACTTCAAATTTTACAGTTTCATACATATAATTTTTGAAAGTTATTTTACAAAAATATTGAATTTTCACATATTGTATGCTAAAATAAAAATGCCAAACAAATTTAATTATAATGCTTACACAAGTGTGTATTTTTTATTTCGGTAAAAAATGCAGGCTCTATTTCAGCATACTTGTAGTAAGCGTTGAATTTGTTTGGCGACAAAAGGGCTATGTGTTTTTCGGGTGCGTAGCTTGTCTATGCACCTTTTTTATTAGAAAAACGGTGATGTTTTAAATTTTTTCAAAGTTTTTAAACTTTTTTTAAAAATTTTCAAAAAATTTTTCGAAAAAATGAACCTTTTTGCCGTTCAAAGTATCTAATATATAGGAACGCAAAAAAATTACAAAAAAGGAGGAAATATTATGAAGAAAATCAAAGAGCTTGTATCAAGTGCAAAGAGCGGAAATAAAAAGTCATTTGATAAGCTGTATGAGCTTACACATAATGATGTGTGGTACAACTGCCTTTCTTTGCTCAAAGATGAAGAAAACGCAAAAGACATAATGCAGGAAACCTACATTACAGCTTTTTTAAAGCTTGACACACTCAAAGATGAAGAAAAGTTTTGCGGTTGGGTTACTACAATAGCTGTAAACCTATGTAAAAAGAAATTGAAAGGAAAGGTGGAATATCAGATAGATGATGAAGTTCTGATTACAGAAGCAGAAACAGACGAGTTAATGCTCCCCGAGGAGTACATAACCAAAGCCGAAAAAAGAAAAGTGCTGTTACAGATTATGGAAGACACACTTTCATTCAATCAGTATCAGACTGTTTTAATGTTTTATTTTGATGAAATGTCAATTTCTGAAATTGCACAGGGACTTGAAATTTCAGAGGGAACGGTAAAATCTCGCCTTAACTCTTCAAGAGCAAAGATGAAAACTGCAATTGAAGATTACGAAAACAAAAGCGGTGACAAGCTTCACGGCGTTGTTGTTGTACCTTTCTTTACAACTATTTTCAAGGAAGAAGCAAAGAGCCTTGCAGTACCGAACATTACAATCAAGCTCCCGAACGGACAGACACTTGCAACCTCTGCAACAAAAGGCATTGCAACAGGTGCAAAGTCAACAGTTTCATCTATCGTAAAGGCAACAGCAACTGCGACAGTAAAAACAAAGGTAATTGCCGTTGTCTGCGGTGCTACAATACTTGCAGGCATATCAGCAGTCGGCATAAGCATTCTTGCAGGCTGTAACGCTGAGAAAGAACCGACAGAACCGTCAGTAATATCTTCAACCGTACAGACATCAACTGTTTCAACAACTGTACCTAAGACTACAGTACCAAAGGCAGTTAAAGACTTGGTAGACAAGGGTGAAATCAAAGTCGACAAAGACGGCAACATCACAGACAAGAATGGTAAGAAAGTTGAAGTAAAAGACGGCAAAGTAGAAGTAAAAACCGATGACGGTAAGACAGTTACAGTTAAGGTTAACGATGTAAAAACTACGGTATCTAACAAAAACAACAGCAATAAGGGTAACACCGAAAAGAAAGAAGATACTAAGAAAGACAACACTTCAAAGACAAATACATCTGATAACGACAAGAAGCCAGCGAAGCCAAGCAACTCTTCAAGTAATAATCAGAAGCCAGCGAAGCCAAGTAACTCTTCAAGTAATAATCAGAAGCCTGCTAAGCCGAGTGAATCTTCAAAGACTGAAACACCTACAGCAAAGCCAAAGCAGAAGGTATGGGTAGACGATTATAAGACAGTTCACCACGATGGCTATTGGAAAGTAGTAGGTACTCACGAGGAGCCAGTATATGGATGGGTAAGCTGTGATGTATGTAATGACTGCGGTAAGAAGTTAGCAGATACTAACCAGTTAAAGGCACATCTTCTTTGGGAAGTAAGGGAAAATGGTGGCACAGGCTCATACCATACTGAAGAAGAATATGTACAGACAGGCACAAAAACAGTAGAAGACAAAGAATGGGTAAAACCTTGGGATGAAAAGGTTAAAGACGGCGGTCACTGGGAGTACAGATAATATTTGATATTAACTACTTTAATCATGGTTTAATATTTCAAGGGGAGAGGACTCAATATTGAGTCCTCTTTTCTTTTGTATAGAAACTTTTATTTTTATACAAGAAAGTATTCAATTTAATTATAATATATGGTATAATATAATAAAATAAAAGGAAAGGTGTGGTTGTACTTATGATAATTTTATATATTTTCCTTGTAATGTTTTTTATTGTAGCTTTGGTAGCGACATATGAGAATCATTTATATAGTATAACTTATGGTAGGAATAGCTTTTTAGGTATCTTGGTAATTATTTCTTCCTTAGTAGCTATGGTGTTAATGTTTATTGCTATTAATGTATTTCAGTTTTAGTTACTGTATTTTTAGAAACACTGCCAAAGGTATTAATAGTGTAAAAAATTACTTATTTAAAAAATAGAAAGGTTGTAGAGTATATGGATATTGGAGTACTACTATTTATCTGTTCAGTAGTAGTAGGTTTACTGGTTGTGATTTATATGTGGTACACTTTTTAATAAAAAAGCAATCATATTTAAAATAGAAAAGAGGTATTAAGATGACAATATACAGTTTTGTAGGTGATGAGGCTTTAAAGAATATTTTTCACCTATCAGCTGAGGAAGCGGTAAAGCACCCCGACTATAATAAATATATAAGGGTATTATCAAAAGCAATCAAGAATGAAGAAATTTCTTTATCGACAGTAGAATCTCACCTGATAGGTATAGCAATGAACTCAACCCTGAGAAGAAAGATTATACAGGACTTAAAGGAGGTATTTTAATGAAAGACAGAGATATTGAAAGAGCAAGGCTTGAACATAGAAGTGTTTACTGTATTGATAAAGACACTTCTGATGTATTAAGATGTAGTGTAGGTTTATTCGGTTCTTTTGATTCTCAATTCGATGTAGAGCTTACACCTGAATATAACGAGTCAACCAAAGAATGTATTAATTGAGAACAAAAATATAGAGGATAGTTATGGTATGGGAATGCTCTGTAATCAACAAAATAAAAAAAGAGGTTAAGCATTAGAAAAAATTGCTTAACCTCTTTTTGTGCTATCGTTAGAAATTATTTGCAGGCAAAAAGCTAAATAGTATATTATAGTGGAGGGCTTACTTTGTTATATAGAAAATAGGCATAAATAACTAAACAAATGTCCTAACCGTTTAAAATGTAATCTGCTATATCATTATAGTTATTAACTTTGCAATAGTTTTTTAGCTTTTTTAACATACTAGTTTTATATTTGTCTGATGATGCTAAAGATAATTTTTGACGTAGATAGTTACATTCGCTATGACTTAATTTTATTCCAGTTGCATTGGCAAACTTAAATTGCATATCAGCTAATGTATGGATTGAATATGAAAAAGCTTTACTGAATTTTTCATCTTCAACCAAAGCGGTCAATTTTTTTACTCCTTTGTCAAAATAATATGAAGCTTGTTGGGGATTGTTCTTTACTTCGTATAAGCCCCTTTCCATATAATTTTTTGAGATAGCATGTCTTACCTGATATGATTGAGGACGAATGGACATAGCCTTCATAAAATAGGTTTCGGCTTGTTCAAACGCACATGATTTTTGTTCCAATAATCCACGTTGCACCCAATAATAACTGTAACATTTACACTTACTTTCTATTGTATTAAATAAATCTCTAATTTTATTTAATGGTAGAATACTTTTTTTTATAATATTATTAACTGATAAAACTTTTTCAAATAGTTCGTTGTATTCATTTGTGATTGTTTCTGTAAATTGACCGACAGTTTGATTTATAACTTGATTTAAAATATCAAAAATTTCTCTTTGTGATAAATTATAATCAGTGTTTTTTTCAAGTAATCTAAGACAACGTATTTTAATATAACCTTGATTAGTTGTAGTTGTGAAATCCCCAAATTCTTTCTCAAATTCCCCGAAATCTAATTTTTCTGTAGTATCTGAAAAAATATTTACAAATATACGCAATGGTAAAAATGTAATTCCTAATCTACCTAATATAATTAAAGCGTAAAAATATTTTTTTGTAATTACATCATCTTTTTTATTAATTACATCAAAAAAGTGTTTTTCAAACCCTCTACCAGAGGAAATAAGATATAACAATTCAATGATATCGTTGACTCTCTTTATATACTTAGTATATTCTGATTTCTTATCACAAAATTTTGATAGATTATCTAACCAAGAATGCTCATCTAACTTATTGATAATATTTTCAGCGTAATTATTATCAATAGTTTCTGAGATTTCTTTTTCAATAACATACTCGTATTCAAGTGAATATTTTTTTCTATTGTGGTTACTAGTAGTATCAACAGTAATTACAACACATTTTTCAATATTATTCGGAATTTTTTCCATAAACGCACTAATATGGTGATAGCTATAGGCAGCATTTTCACACAGCAATGCAAACTTTGTTTTTTTGGGCAAAGACTCTACATATTCAATTAAATAGTCCACAGATTCTGTACTAGAAACCATATATTCTCTACATATGTACCCAGAACGTGACAAGTTTACAAGTAAATTCCTTGCTACACAAGTTTTGCCAACATAAGATTTCCCAAAAATATTAAAGACAAGATGGTTTGTCGATTTTTTTATATCACTTAGCCAGTTTATACTTTCTGGATAAATTATATCCCAATTTTGCCAAAAATCTGCGTAACGGCTTTCAGCGCCAGTATAGATATCACTTTGGTAGTATTGGTTGCCTTTATTATTATCTTCATCTATGAATATCATACCTCTTTCTTTCATGTAATTTGAAATATTATTATCATGTATAATTTTCTCATGCAAATAAGTAAGAAATTCTTCGGTTGTCCATTTTATCCAATGATATTTATCATTATATTCGATTTCTGATTCGAGAACTGGGTCATTAATTTTTGGAGTTATAAAAAAGAAGTTGGTATTGTTTGCATACCCGGAAATTTTATATTTTTCTATTATTTCCTGCAAATCACTTTCTTGATATTCTGTACCCAAAAACAGTACATCATTTTTTACACTGGAATCAGCAAAATCACGTAATAAATAATTTTCATTTGCAGTGAATTGTTGGTATTCATTTTTATCAAAAACGTAATTGTGATTTTTTGATTTAACACAGCCATGTAATTTTATAAGTACGGGAGTTTTATTTTCTACTGTTTTGTATTCAGCTAAAGTCCACACACAAATTTCTTTATGATTTTTAAAAAATAAATTTTCTACATAGTTATCAATATTTAGAGTGTAAATTTTTTGCCAAGGATATTCTGCAAAATACTTATGGTAGTCATCCTTTAAATTATAACCAATGGTAAAGAAATCAGTCAAAAATTCGTTTCTTTGTTCTACTCTATCTATACCTTCACTTCTAATAAGTGTACATAATTTTTTTAAATCACTTTTTATTTGTTCAGCTCGTAATCTATTTTTAACCGCCTTATCTTCATTACTGTTAACATATAATTTTTCATATAACTTTTCCGCTAGTTTTGATCCAGTAACTAAATCATCTTTATGAGTATTTTTTACATCCAATGAAAAACCTGCCCCTAACACTATTGTAGGAAATTTTTTTGACAGCGTATATTCCAACAATTCTAAATCATGTTCTAACATAAATTACCTCCTAAACATTATTAAAGTTAAATTTATTTTGAATTTATGATTGGTATGGAAGAACAAATCTATATACTACAACTATGAACATAACATAAAATATTTTGGCATTAATATGTATGAATAACATGTATATGCTCACATACATTATACTCTATACTTTTGGAAATTTCAACAAAAATATGTTATTGTATTTTTGAATTTAGTTAATCTTAAAAGTGATAACAAGTAATACTATAAATAAAGTTGAAGTATCAATAAATAGAAAAATCTTTTGTGTTACGATGTAATAAATTTTAAAAATATATTATCTTGTTCCTTTGAAAATCGGCACGCAAACTAAAATGACAGTAAGTTTGACAGTAAGTTTGACTGCATTTTATCTTGTTTTAACTTAATTCAAAATTACTCAACTGAATTTTTGAAATCTCAAAAACCCAGCGTTTAAGCCACTTTTAAGGCATTTTAAGTAATTTTGGCAAAAAATAAAAGGCGGTTAAAAAACCACCTTTACTGGTGCAGGTAACTTGCAAGGGGGATAGGAATGGGGAAAATGGGGGATTTTGTTAGCTATATGTAAGCTACGGAGCATAATTATGAACAATTCAAGATAATATAAGACTATATTTTGTTGATTGCATTCACTAATTCTTTTGGGTTTATGTGGGTGTAAACCTTTTCGGTCAAGTCCATTTTCGACTTGTGACCGACTATTTTTTTGATGATTGTGTGGTTTACATTTGCCGATACAAGCATTGAAATGCAGGTGTGTCTTGTTTCGTGTATGGTGTGGTCAAATCCTAAATCGTTTTGCAGAGGTGTCCAGTAGTTGCGTTTAAAGTTATCGTATTTCAGCGGCTTGCCATTGGTATTATTCAGAACATATCCACATTGAGAATCGCTGATGAATTTCTGCCAAAACGGCAGTACTTTGTCTGCTATAGGCACGGTTCGTACACCTGAATCGGTCTTTGAACTTTCAACAAAGAAAGTCTGTTCGTCAAGGTTTACATTTGAAATTTTTAGGTCGAGCAATTCGGACACACGCACTCCCGAATAAATCAGCATAAGCACTATTTTTACCGAATCAAGATTTGAATATTCCCACAAAAGATTTATTTCGCTTTCCGAAAACTCCCTGCGTGCTCGTTTTGTTTCATCTGACTTGGCATTGATTTTCAATTTTTCTGCAAGATTGTTATGGAGCATATCGTGAAATATGCAGTATTCGTAGATTTTGTTCAACAGAATTTTAATTCGCCTAACTGATTGATAACCGTTGTGGCAGTTATCGAGAACCCGTTGCATATCAATGATTTTTATATCGGACATCTTGCGATTGTATAACATTGAGCATTGTTTGTATGCCGCATTATACTGTCTTTTGGTGTTCGGATTTGTGTCTTCGGTGATGAACTCCTTGTACCAAAGTTCATAAATTTCTGAAAAAGTGCGTCTTGCCGAATCAACATCAAACGGGTTTTGATTGTAATCAGCAAGAGCGTTCAGAGCTTTCGGTTTGTTGGGAAAGTAGCCAATAACCCTGCGTTCCTGATTGCGTGTTTCTTTGTTGTAGCCTATTGTCACGCAGGCAACCCACGGATTGCGCCTGTTTCCGCTCAGCTTATAAACAGAGCCGTAGCCGTTAGGCAGTTTCATTTTATACACTCCTTTTGCTTAAAAAAGGGTGCAAAAATCCCTTGTGCTTTAAATTACTTGAAAAACACAAGGGAGTGTGATACAATTATTTTGCGTTTAATTGCGTCATCTGCACCCTGTGTAGGTGATTCCGCTCTGTTCGACTGGTCCTCGAGCAGGGCGGATTTTTATTGCCTTATCAACTCATCAACTGTGACATTGAATATTTCTGATAATTTAATCAAAGTTTCAATTGACGGTTGCATTTTACCTTTTTCATAATTAGAAATCGTTGTGCGGCTAAGGCATAATACCTTGCCCAAATATTCTTGAGTGAATTCTTTATTGGTTCTGAGCCTTTTTAAATTATCACCAAAAGCCATTGTTTACACTCCTTTTTCGTGCTTTTTATTTGAATTGTATATACAAACGGCTGAAAATCATTATAATAAGATAGGGGGTGAGTTTTATGAAAAAACTAACAAGAAAAATTTATGGTATGCTTTCTTATGTTTTCTTTGTTTTAGCTGTTTTTTCTCTGTTTCTCAATGCTGTATCCCTTGTGGCAAACTTCTTTATTAAAGACTTTACAGTTGCTTTGTGGGAAGTTGCGTTTCTTCCGGTCATTATAATTTTTGCAATCAGGCATTATCGTCCAATATATCCTGATTGTCTTGCATAAGACTATTTAAATCTACTATGTTATTATTGATGAGACGAACATCAAGCTTTTGGATAGCTTCCAAGACTTTTTGTTCGTTTTCTTCTGCCATTTTTAATTTATTCAATTCTGCATTTAACCTTTTCTCTTTGATTTCTTCTTCTAACATTTGGTTTGTCAATTGTTTATCTTTAAGTTCCTCTTTTGTTTTTTCATTTTTACGCTTTAATTCATATGTTTTGCGATTTTGTCTTCTGTCAACTATTTTTTTGATAAAATTTATTATTCCGAGTGTTTTTATTTCACAGTTTTTGATTTTTAAAGAACCACCAAATAAAATTACATAAGTAGTAACAATTGGAATAACATAATCTTTAAGTATATTTAGTCCATCTAAAATTATCTGAAAAGAAATATCACCCGGTGAATTAAGAGCAGTTCGTACATTCATTTGAGCAGTTTCGTTATACAGCATCTCAGTCACAAAGGTTGAAAATCGATTGAAACTTACTGCGTCAATGCCTTCCTTGTTTTCAATTTTGAATGTTAAAGACAATGTATTCTTAAATATGTAGCACCCATAACAAGCATTTAAAATGAGTTCTGCATATTCGTTTAAAGAACTAAGGCTGTGGTGATTTCCGAAAATAGCTTTTGCAAGGTATGGATTGATACTATGCAAATCAACTACATCAATTATTTCTATTTTTCTTCTTTTTATATAAGGACATGAAACCAGTGAAGTTTTGTGGAAATTTTCTTCGATTTGTGTATGGACTTCAAGTTCTTTAGTTGATGTGAATTCCTCGTTTTTATTTTCGTAATATTCACCTATTTTAGCAAACGCCACGGAGTAATTACCTACTATTACAATAATATCATCCTTTTTTAAGTCGCAGACAAACCTGCGACATTTATTCAGAGATGTAGTAGGGTTCTTTTCGGGATATTTGGATTTTAATTCTTCTTTTAAATCTGGAAATTTAGAATTGTCCTTTAAATGTTCTTGCAAAACTATATTCCAGCCTATGGCTATATAACTGTCTTTTACAAATTCATCAAAAAATGCACCTTTTTTGGTTCTTAGCATCCAGTAATTTGTATCAGCCTTAATTTCGGGAATGTTTACATATTTTTCTAATTCATTCATATCAAAACCTCTTAAAATTATATATTTATATTGACAAGAAATGTAATAAAATGTAGAATAATTAAGAGGAGTGCAGACTTCTCGCATACCTTTTTGTGACCGCTCATAGTGCCAGCTGTGGGCGGTCTTTTTTTTATTTATCCTATTTAATCGGCAGACCATGGCTGTCGGTGTATGGGGCTGTGGCAACGTTTTGACATGGGATTATTCCAAATTATATTCCTGTTTGATTGCGTCAATTTTATTTTGCAAATCTTTTTTGCCTGATGAGGAAACACGGCGGACTCCTTCTTCAAGCTTTTCAATGGCTTTTTCGGGGTTGTTTTCTGCAAGATAGAGATCGGCGTAGAGTTCATAAACATCTGTTCGTGTAGGGTTAGCCTCCTGATAGCCGTCAATCAGCTGTTCAGCTTTTGAATAATTCTTGCTGTCAATTGCGGTATTTATATTGTTCACAAGATTTGCGTTGTAAACAAATGCAAAAACGACTATGGCAATTACAACAGGCACGCCGATGATTATGCCCAATTTTACCATTTTTTTGTTCTTTTCCTTTTTAATACGGGTGAGTTCAGTTTGATAGTCACCGTAATTCATACCGCAGCTCGGACAAACATTTTCGTTGTATTCAAGCATATGACCGCACTTGCAACGCTTTTGCTTCATCTTGTTTATCTCGGTATTTATCTGAAAAATAACAGGGGTATATTTGTTGTTAATCTGAGCCGCCTCGGTTCTTCTTCTCTGCTCATTGGCAATTTTGAGAGCCTTGTCAAGCTCGTTTTGCTTACGGGTGTTGACTGCCCCTAAAATCCTGCTGAGGTAGCTTCTGTGTTCATCGGGAGAAAACGAGTACAAATCATCGAGCAATGAACTGTTAAATTCAATCTTGCCTGCCATAAAGCCGAAAAGGTTCATTTTGACAAGGTTTTCATTTGATGAATCGAGCTTGCAAATATCTTCGCTGTACTTATATGCCTTTGCATAATCGCCGTTATTTGCCGCATTGTTTACCAAATCTTCAAGTGCCTTTATTTTGTCATTTTTATCAATTCTGCGTTCGGTAATGAAATCCTTAATAAGAATTTGAGTGCCGCAATATTTGCAGTTGGTTTTCATCTCTGTAGAATTAACTTCAAGCTGACTGCCGCAATTCGGGCAGTTTAAGGTTATAAGTGAATTGTTTGCCATAGTTACTCTCCTTACTGTAACGATTTACTGACTTCTTTTACAAGACCGAGGATTTGAACACGGGTGACGTCGTTATTTTTGAACACTCGTGGGGGATAGTAGGGATTGACTGAATGAAGTTCAACGGTGTTATCGTTGTAAAGGACCTTTTTAACAACAGCCTCTTCATCGTCAACGAGGACTGCGGCAATCTGACCACTGTCAACGGAAGATTGTTTTTTAACAAGGATTTTACTGCCGTCATCAATCAGAGGGCTCATAGAATCGCCGTGAACATTTATCCATATATATTTATCCTGTTCTGAGGGGCAGGTGATGTATGTAGGCATATAGTCAACAGGCACATCCTGAGCTATCACTCCGAACCCTGCCGAAATGCTGTCATATACCGGTCGCATAAATACATTTGTTTGCGGAAGTGGGGTTGCTTGGTCTTCTTCTTCTTTAAATTCACCAGTAATAAAAGAAACAGGGTTCATTTTTAAGACTTTGGCTAATAAAGCTATTTTATCTCTTCTCATATTAGATATATAACCGTCTTCCCATTTTTTGACGGTACTCTTGCCGACACCAACTGCTTGCCCTACCTGTTCAAGAGTTAGTTTTAATTCAGTTCTTCTTTGGTTAATCATTTTTCCTATATCCATTTTTGTCTCTCCTTATAAGAGGTCTGTAACTATATTTTAACACAAAGTTTCAAAAAAGCAACTACTAAACCGAAAAAATATAAAAAAGTTTCCTAAAGTGGTTGACAAAGGACTGAAAGCAGTATATAATTTAAGTGTCCTAAAGGAAACGAGGTGATAGAAAGTGAATACAAGTGATCTTAAAGCTGAAATTGCAAGAAACAATTTTACAATTCCAAAACTTGCTGAAAAAATGGGAATTGATAAAAAGACACTTTATACAAGGATAAATGGTGTCACTTGTTTCAAGCAGGAAGAAATCGCACAGCTTGCAAAAATTCTCGGACTTAATTCAGATAAGATTATGTCTATTTTTTTTGCTGATGTAGTTTCTTAAAGGAAACTACAACCCAACCATAACTAAGGGGGTGAAAAAATGGGATTTTTTAATAATTTATTCAACATAAAAAAAGCACCAACAGTCACCAAGACTGTCAGTGCACCTTATGTTCCGCCTTATCCTTTAGAAAAAGATTTTTATACTTTTGATAAGGTAGAGTGGAGCGGAGCGTTACCACCTCATTCAATGACACTTTCTTTTGTACTTCCTTATTCCGATTGGTGCGAATTTGAAAAGTCAGACCTTTATCGAGATTTGGAGAATTATCTTCAGGAATTACAAAAACGAGGTAACCCGAATGAGAATGTAGGCACTCAAGATTGATAGGCAGATGTTCATTGTATGTCGGAACATACTCATCAACACCTTTTGCCTTGTGATGATAAGAATTAACTTCGTGGGTGTTGTAATCTTCAGTGTACTCTATGCCGTTCAGAACTAATTGAATGTCGGTAACAGAAATAGGCAGTTGCGATTTATTGTTAAGTTTATAATGAATGAAAAGTCTTTTCTTTCCCTGCACGCCTAATTTGTATGCGTATTCAAGCATTGTGATTTCCAAATTCACTTTGTGCGAAACAAAATAGTTAATCAGGTTTATTAAAGATATTAAAAAGCCTGCAATGCCTAAAATACCACTAATTATTACCCACATATAATCAGCTCCTTTGCTCGATTATAACATTCGCAAAAGATATTTGCAACACAATCAATGATACCACAATCACAGTCCCATTAAACGGACTTTGCTGAAAAGAGGTGAAGAAATGAAAAAGGAAGATAGAGATAAGGTTATAAATGCTTTATCAGAATTTGTCGTAAGGGTAGCAAAAGGAGAAGCGACCTCTATAGCAGAAGTTGCTGTTCTGCCTGAGGTCGCCAAGGTTTTGTTAGTCTTTGAGAGCTGAGTTTTGAAGTGCTTCATTTATGCCTTTAAAAAGTTCTGTATAGAATTTAGCCATATGTTTACCACTTACCTCGCAAGGAGATACATCAGAACTGTTAGCCTTTGCGACTGCAATTTCTTTGGCATACAATGCCGCAATTTTTGCAGTTGAGTCTTCTCTCATAATTACACCTCACTTTCATTATATAGTGTAATGAATTGCAGTTCATCACTACATATAGTATATCATAGAAAGTTGGTGAAATCAATGCACATTAATGAATTTGCTGAAATCTTGCTTAAAAGCAGGAAACAGAAAGGCCTTTCACAAAGCGAGCTTGCTAAGGAATCAGGCTTTACTAAAAGAGCTATTCAGTATTGGGAAAAAGGCAAAAAGAGCATTTCTCTTGAAAATGCCGACAGGCTCTTAACGGCTTTGGGTGTAGAAATCAAGATAGGTAAAACAGAAATCAGGTGAGAAAATGGCAAAACTTAAACTTATTGACACAAAGGACAAGTTCCTTCTTGAAATTGACGGAACAGAAATTCCGTATGTTACAAGCTATCAGATAACACGAACGGTCAGCGAGGTTGTACTGCTCAAACTGGCTCTCAGCGTTGCTGATGTTGAATCAGTCGAAATCGTTTCAGACAAAATTACCAACGAAAAATAGGAGGCGAAAGTATGGACACAGTTCAGATGAACAAAAAAATCAAAGAAATTATGGATAGCAGTGATTTCTATTTGCTTTCTGAGGACGCCGCAAAGGCTATTGGAGTTGCTCCGCAAAAATTGCGTGAACAGGCAAAGGACGAACCCGAAAAATTGGGCTTCAATGTAATTGTAGTCGGCACATCTATCCGTATTCCGAGAATACCGTTTCTCAATTATATTCTCGGTTCAAACCCGTTGAAAGGAGTGTAACAAATGCGGTTAAGAAATTACCCGACAAAAAGAAAGCTGCTCAAAGATATTGAAAACCTCAGAGCAGAGAACAGACATCTCAGCATTGAACTGAGAAACGCAAGAACGGACCTTGCACTCGAAAAAACAGCGTCAAGCGGTTATCGTCACGAAAACCGAGAGCTAAAACGCAAGCTCAAAGCCCTTGAAACGCCTGAATCCGAAGCATTCAATTTTGAATGTGTGGGGGTAAAGAAATGAAAAAGGGGACAACAGTCGAAAGCGGATATGATGTTGAGGGACGCTGGCATTTGAAGCTCAGAAAAGTCAAAGGTAAATTTACGCTCGATGAAATAATTGAAGCGGCGAAAGAATGGGAAGAAGATTACTACGCCGTGATAATTAAAGCGATGGGTGATGAGACAGCACAGTATTACGATGATGACCTTGAGGGGGATTACGTGACGCTATATCGTGCTACAGATTTTATAAGCAAGGAGGTGTAACCGATGAAAAGATTAACTTTAAATCAAGACAGCGAAATCAAGGTTAAGGACATCTACGGCAAAATGCACGACTGCAAAGATGTACCAAACGAGTTTTACGGCTGCATTCGCAAACTTTACGACTATGAAAATACAGGGTTCAATCCCGAAGAGATTGAAATAATTGTAGAAGCTCTTGAAGATATGCGTGACAAGCTGTATAAAGCGAACAACCCAAATGCATACAGTGTGAGCAACTGTTGTAAAACCCTTAACACTATTCTTAAAGTAAGGGAAAAAAGAAAAATCCGCTGAAGCTCTGCAAAGTCTCAACGGATAGCAAGGATATAAACAATATAACCACCTTGATTATATCCTTTCTTACTCAAAAAATCAAGAAGGAAGGTTGAAAAATGTCAGAAATAACAGTAAGCGAACAGCATAAGCAGGCAATTGAACTGCATCAGAAGATAATTGTCAGCGCTAACCTTGCACAGCAGAATATATGGGATATGTGCAACGGACTTAAAACAATGCGTGACAACAAGCTGTACAAGGAGCTTGGATATCAGAATTTTGAGGACTATTGCGAAACAGAGGTAGGTTTCAGCAGAATGCAGGCTCATAAGTATATTTCGATAATCGAAAATATAAACACTCAAAATGTAAACTCGAGTTTACATTTAGGTGTTACAAAACTTGCTTTGCTTGCCACTATCAGCGAACCCGAACAGGCTGAAATCGCCGAAAAACTTGACCTTGAAAGCACAACGGTTAAGCAGTTAAAGGCTGAAATTGACAGCCTTAAAGCTGAAAAACAGGAGGCAACCGACAAGAGTATTGACTATTGCCGACAGCTCAATAACGCTAAGAAAGACGCCGACTATTACAAGCAGCAGGCGGACACTTCAAAAGAAAGCTATCGCAATATCGAAAATCAGCTTGCAGAGGAAAAGAACAAAAATTTCAAGCTGACGAACAAAGTTCAGGAGCTTGAAAGCCGTCCTATTGAGGTTGCCGTTGCAGAGCCGAGTGATAACGAACGCAGGCTTAACGAAACGATTAAGGCTTTGGAAAGAGAGAACATTAAGCATTATGACGAGCTCGAAGCGGAGTATCGCAATAATGAAAAAATCGTCAGAAAACAACTTGAGGACGAAAAACAGGAGGCTCTTCGCAAACAGAAAGAGGAGTATGAAGAAAGGCTGAAAAATGTTCAGACTGCCGACGGTTCATCAGATGACAAGGATGTCTTTAAGGCATACTTTTCAATTGCATATGACAGCTTTGTCCGTATGCTCGATTTCGCCAAGCAGTCACAGGACAAGGAATTTTTCAAAGGCAAGGTTGAACATTTAATAACAGCACTTGCCACACAAAACATAAATCTTTAAGGGGGAACGAAAATGAAACTTTATGAGCTTACCGAGATATTCTCGGATTTATTCAGTCAGTACGATGCAATCAGTGAATGGGAACCCGATACGAATGCAGACGGAATGCCGATTGATGATGACGGCAACATTATTGCCAATGTGGACGCATACCGCAACAAGATGTTGACAGCGTGGTTCGATACTCTCACTGGTATTGAGGGCGAATTTGACGAGAAAGCTGAGAGCATTGCAATCTACTACAAACAGCTTCTTGCCGAGGCTAAAATGCTTAAAGCCGAAAAGGCGGCAATTGCAAAAAGACAGTCACAAAAAGAAAAACAGGCGGAGAGCCTTAAAACCTATCTGTTTAAGTCAATGCAGGCACTCGGCAGACAGAAGATTGATATGCCGAGAGCGGTTATGTCGCTTAAAAAGAACGCTCCGAGCCTTGTTATTGATGATGAAATTTCATTTGTTGAGTGGGCGGAGGAACACAATCTTGACCACCTTTTGAAGTACAATATGCCCGAAGTGAAAAAGAATGATGTCAAGGCTCTCTGCAAAAAGGGCGAAGAAATCCCCTTCGTACATATGGAAGCCAAGCAGTCATTAAGTATTAAGTGAGGTGTTACAGATGATTGATTTTTCAGAGGTAACAAGAGCAAAGTCAAAGGCACGAATTGCCGTAACAGGTCCGTCAGGCAGCGGAAAAACATTGTCAAGTCTGTATCTTGCATATGGCATTACAGGCGACTGGTCAAAGGTTGCTTTGATTGATACAGAACACGAAAGAGGTCGCTTTTACGCAAACAGGACAGACCTTAATACAGGCAAATTTCTTTATGCCTCAATGACACCGCCATATACACCCGATAAATATATTGAATATGTGAAATCGGCGGCTGATATTGTCGGTCCTGACGGTGCAATTGTTGTTGACAGCTTTTCCCATTGTTGGGATAACGAGGGCGGTGTTCTTGATATAAAATCGCAGATTGCTCAACAGCGTGGCAAGAACGATTATACCGCTTGGGATGAAGCAGGTAAAATTCAGAACAACCTTGTAAATACAATTCTTTCGGTTGATTGCCACACAATTATTACAATGCGTGCCAAAATGGCTTATGCAATGGAAGTAAATGACAGAGGAAAAACCGTGCCTGTAAAAATCGGACTTGCCCCTGTTCAGAGGGAAAACACGGAATATGAATTTGATATGTGTTTTCAGCTTGACCGTACTCACAATGCAAGTCTTTCAAAAGATACGACTTTTCTTGACAGTTGGACGGGCATAATTACTCCCGAACTCGGTAAACAGCTTGGAGAATGGCTCTCAAAGGGTGTTGAACTTCCGAGGTGTTCCGATTGCGGAGATGTAATTATGGCATACGGAAAACGCACCGTTAAACAGATCATTGACGGCACAACAAAAAATTACGGCAGACAGCTCTGTATGCAGTGTGTTGCAAGGCTGATAAAGCAGAAGAAACAGGAAAAGCAGAGAGAGGACGCAGACAATGCAACTTCGACCGTATCAAAATGACCTTGTTGAGCAGGTCAGACAGGCTTGGCGAGAGGGTTACAAAGCTCCTTGCATAGTTCTCGGTTGCGGCGGCGGAAAATCCTGCATTGTTGCAGAAATTGCAAGACGAACAACTTGGAACGGAAAACGGGTGCTGTTCCTTGTTCATAGGAGAGAACTTGTTGACCAAATATTTAGAACCTTTGTCCGCTGGGGTGTGCTTATGGATTTGTGCCAAATCGGTATGGTGCAGACCTTTACACGAAGATTGAAGAAACTGCCAAAACCCGCACTTATCATCACAGACGAAAATCATCACAGCCTTGCACAAAGCTACAAACGCATTTACGAACATTTTTCGGATGTTCCGAGGGTTGGCGTCACCGCAACACCTGTCCGATTAAACGGTGACGGTTTGGGCGATGTCAACGACAAGCTCATAATCGGGGTGAGTACAAAATGGCTCATTGAGCATAACTGCCTTGCCCCGTATGATTACTATGCGCCAAGCGTTGCCGACCTTACGGGTTTACATACTAAAATGGGCGAATATGTAACAGCGGATATTGAAAAGGCAATGATTAAAAACACGGTATTCGGTGATGTTATCAAATATTACAAACAGCTTGCAGACGGTAAGAAAGCCGTCTGTTACTGTTCTTCGGTAAAGCACAGTCTTGCAACAGCGAAGGCATTCCGTGACGCAGGAATTTCAGCCGAGCATATTGACGGAGCTACTCCAAAGGCACAGAGAGAACAGATTATAGCCGATTTCAGAAACGGCAAAATTACAATCCTCTGCAATGTGGATTTGATTTCAGAGGGCTTTGATGTGCCTGACTGCGAATGTACAATTCTGCTCCGACCTACTCACAGCCTTACGCTTTACATTCAGCAGTC